GTCCTGGCCGCCGTCGTTGTAGAAGACGGCGATGCCGGGCAGGCCGGTGTAGGGGTGGACCCAGCCGGGGGCGGTGGCCGGGCCGGTGCGGTGCTGCGCGGGGCGACGCATCAGTACAAGTCCTCCCAGACTCGCTCGTACTCCAGGCCCCGCGCCTAGATCCAAGTGGAGCACAGAAGTCACGGCGTGTTCCCCCCGCTCCCCTGCACCTCCGCTGCCGCGCCGATCTCGCTCTCCTCGTCGCCGTCCGGGTCGGTTCCGGTGGCGGGGAGGATGACGGGCGGGGTTTCCGGCTCGTCGGGTGCCTGCCGGCCGAGGAACGAGGCGACTTCGTCGGGGTTACCGAGGGCGTCAGCGAGGTTGCGGGCATCCTCGAAGGAGCGGGCGTCGATGCGCTTGATCTCCTCTTCGGCGTCCTCGATGGGCCAGCCGATGTCCTGAAGGCGGCGGATAGCGGTCTCCAGGGAGATGAGGCCGGCCTTGCGGGCAGTGGCGACTTCCTCGAGGACGGCGGCCTTGTCGGTGGGTGTGTAGGCGCCGCGCATCAGCTTCGCCGGGAGGACGGGGAGGCCGATCCAGTCGGGGTGCTGCCCGGCCTGGAACAGGCGCTGTACGAACTTAGGCAGGAGACGGTCGGCGTGGTCGCGGGCGAGGCGCATGCCGGAGATGAGGGAGTCCAGCGGGCCGAGGGCGAGTTCGAGCTGGTAGCCAGAGGTGAACTGGGCGGGGTCGGCGGTGCCCAGCGCCACGGCGGGGATGCGGGCGGTGGTGGCCGCACGGTCTTTCAGTTCCTTGACATGGTTGCGGAGCTCGGCGAGGTTGCCGCTGGTCTCCACGGAAGTGATGGAGCCGCCCTCGCCGAGGGTGAGGACCATGCCGGGGCCCGCGGTGTACTGCTGCTGGCCGGTGATGGCCTTGCCTGAGATCGCGAGGATGGGTGAGCCGGTGGTGGCAGACGCCCTCGAGGAGTCGGTGTCGGAGCCGGACAGCTCATCGAACACCTGAAGCACCTTGGCTAGGGACGACTGGCCCCAGTGCTCGCCGGGTTCGGGGACGGTGTTGGGGACGTGGATGACCGGGATGAAGTCCTGGTAGAGGTCCAGGTGGTCCAGGACTTCGCCTTGCCCGTTGGTCGCGAACTGCGCCTTGTCGAGGGGCAGGCTGTCGACGTCGACGGGGGCCTTGAGGTCGCCGAGTTCCCAGATGGCGTCGGTGAGGTAGACGGTCTTGTAGGAGGGCTGCTCGGACCACGGGTACAGGCGGGTGATGGCGCCCTGCGGGTCGAGGGTGTCGCCGCGGCCGAGGACGGGCTGGGAGGGCTGGTCGTCGCCCGGCTCGGACATGACGGTGGCGCGCACGGCCCGCTGCCCGGTGCTGTCGACCCCGTTCGCGGTACGGGGGCGGATCCAGTCCAGTTCGTAGGTGATGCGCCGGAGCCGGGCCGGGAGGCGGCGGGCCTTGTCCTCGGGGAGTTCCCACGCGAAGTGGATGCGGTCGGGGAAGTCGGATCCGTCGGAGTCCTCGTCGATGACGGGGAAGTAGAAGCCGGGGTCGAACGTCTTCACGCGCACGCGCTGCTTGTCGGCGTCCCAGTGCAGCAGGTAGACGCCGTCGCCAAGGGCCACGGCTTTGCGTTCCGTCTGGAGGAGCCGCATGGGGAGGAGTTCCTCGTCGGCCCACTCCCGCAGCAGCGTCTGCACGCGTTCCGCCATCTCGGCTTCCGGTGTGGTCTGGTCGCCGCCGGCCTGCTCGGCGCCGGGCACGGTGATGGTCTGCTCTTCGCCCAGGACGTGGCTGGTGATGGTGTCGACGAACATCGACGGGTCGCCGAACTCGCGCCGGTCGCGGGCGGCTTCCCCGTCGACGAACGCGGCCAGCTCGAACACCTGGTTGTTGTCGTAGGCGGTGAGCAGCTTGTAGGCGGCTAGGCGGCGTTCGTCGTGCGGTGGGACCCAGGTGGCGTGGGCTTCGGGGAAGGCCCGGCGGTTGGGCATGCCGAGCTGGTCGCTGTAGAGCGGCTTGTAGTTGAACGATGACCAGCGGTCGATGATGACCGACTTGAGGCCGGAGATGAGGCCCACAGCTGTCCCTTCCCGCTGATCCAGGCCCCGCGCCCAAAGATCAGGGTACGGGCGTGAGCGGATCGGGTTCCCTCGGAGGCCGGCCAGGGCGTCCGGGGCTGGTTCAGCCGGAGAATCGTCAAATCACCAATTCACCCGGACGGGTGACGGTTTCGGGGAACGCGAACCGACAATCCGCGCGGTGAGGGGGTGTTGCCGGGATTTCCGTCCGTGGAGGTCCGGAGGTGTGCTTCAGAGGCCTTAGACTTCCATCGGGCATTCGTTATCGACCTGTTCACCACCTTGCCTCCGGCCGCCGCCGCCCGGAGGAAGAGGCCCGCTCCGGGAGCTTTCGTTCCTCGGGCCGAACAAGAGGTGATCATGAACGACGAACAGCCGGACTGGAACTTCTGGTGCTTCATCACCAGCCTCCTGGACCTCTACCTCCAGTTGGCGATGTGCCAGTAGTCCCGAGCCCGGCGCCCGTGTGAATGATCAGACCGCCTCCCAGCCAGGGGGGCGGTTCTGTTTTGCTCCGGCGCTACCGCATCTACGGATGCGCTGGCGCCTGAGTTAATGTACATCCTCTTTCGCTAAATCGCCGAACCGCAGAACCCAAATCAACGGCTACGAGCAAAGTTGCTAGCGGCCAACTTTGCGGCATCTTTCGAATCGTCAGATCAACGATCTGGCAGATGTAGCTTGCATGCCGCCGCTTTGCTGACCTGCGGTGATGTGTGTGTGCTGGCTACTTGCTGCGATGGTGAAACCATCAGTCGTGACTGTTGGCCAGGCAGCGGCAGTGATGCGATCACCACTTGCAGTGTCCTGCTAGCGGCGGCCGCGCAGCCTCTGGTCGCTGTAGTGCTGAGTACCGAGGCCCTGTTGGGACGGATCAGCGAGCTCGGTCAAGGCGTGCACGGCTGCGTCCATACGGTCCGGGGACTCCATCCCGGGGAGCCACGTGACCATCTGACGTTCCAGGTCGGGGAACTCCCCCACGTGGTGGACGTGCCCCTGTTCGTACAGCTGAGCGATGGGTTCGGCACGTAGGCGTTTGCCCTGCTTGGCGTTCACTTCGATGATCCGTGGCATTGTCCGGCCTTCGGTGCGCCCGGCGCGCTCAAGTTCCTGCCAGGCCTGGATGAGGACCTGGCGGGTCATGTCGCCGCCGAAGTTCGTCTCTACCACCCAGGCGTCTGCGTCGGTGTCGATGGCGAGGAGGCACGCCTCGAGGCCCCAGGAGTTGGCGCCGTGACGTCCGGATCGGTCGGCGAACAGGTAGAGCTCGCCGTCGGTGTCGCGGCCGGCGGCGATGATGCCGGTTTCGTCGTTGGCGGTGCCGGACCCTCCGGAGGGGTCGATAGCGACGAGGCTGCGGGTGAGGTTGGCGCCGCGGAACGCGGCTGGGCTGACCCTGTTGGTGGTGATCCAGGTCCATTGCCAGACGCCGCCTTCCAATGGCCTCGGCTGCTGCTGGTAGAGGGCCCACCAAACTCGCTCACCTACGGATTTCCGGATGCGGGCGTAGTCGTCTTCGTTGTACCGCTCGGGCCAAAGGGCTTGGCCGGGCTGTCGGCCGAGGGGGTCGGCGGCGGTGAGGGAGATGGCGGGGAGGTCGATGACGATCCAGTCGTCAGGCTCGTTCTTGAGGAGCCGGCCGGAGAGGTCGTCGTCGTCCCAGCGGGTGTTGACGAGGAGGACGGATCCTTGGGGTTCGAGGCGGGTGAGGAGGACGGATTGCCACCAGTCCCAGACGCGCTCTCGTTGGGTGGGTGATCCGGCGTCTTCAGAGCCCTTAAAAGGATCATCGACGACTGCGACGTGAGCGCCGCGCCCGGTAAGAGGACCTCCGACACCGGCGGTGACCATGCCGCCTTCGTGGCCGTCGATATCGAACCTGTTGGCGGCCTGCGACCCGTATTTCAGGTTGATGCCGAGGACGGAGGCGTGCTCGGTGATGGTGTTGCGGACCCACCGTCCGTGGTCGTCCGCCAGGTGGGCGGCGTAGGAGGCCAGCATGAACCGGTGGTCACGCTGCCGGCGCAGGTACCAGGAGGGCCCCCACCGGGACGTTCGCCGGGACTTGCCCGCGCGTGGGGGCATGGTCACCATGGCGCGGATGCGCTCACCGGCGGCGATTCGCTGGTAGATCCGGTCGATGATGTCGAGGTGTCTGGCTTGCATCTCCTTGCCGTGGGTGAGGACCGCGGCGAGCGCGCCGGGGCTGCGGTCCATGGCCATTTCGCGTTCGATGACGGCGAGCTGGGCGCGCAGGTCGTTGGAGGCGCTGCGGACGATGTCGAGGCGCTGCCGCTCAGGGAGCGTCCTGTAGAGGGCGAGGAGGCTGCTATTCGCTGCCACTGTCCGCCTGGTCGTCGTCGCTGGGAACGGCGCTGGGGGCGGGGCCAAGGCCGATGAGCGCTTCGAGTTCGGCGGTGGTGGCCTGGCTCATCTGGAGGGGGCCGCCGTCGGCGCCGGTGACTTCGGCTTTGGCGGGCATGTCGAGGCCGTTGAGTTTCGCGCGGCGGTCCATGAGGCGGAGGACGGTGTCGACGGCCCGCATGTCGAGTTCCTCGCCGACGACGTTGCCTTCCTTGTCGAACA